TTATGGCACGAGTTCCGCGAATATAACAACCTCGATTTGAAAGGTCATGCGGAACAAATTCTTGGTTCTATCAGAAAGGTCGGTTCGGGTCTTGAACACGAGGCGGTCGAAAGCGACACCATCCCCCTTTCGCTTGAGATGAATGAGGCGACGCACCTCGTTTTCCATCGCCTGTAGGTGCTTACGTGACTTCGTTGTGCGCACGTCAACCGTGATGTTGATGCGCGTTGTCACGAAGTCGTAGAGGATTTCGGGTGCTTCTTCGTTATGCGCAGTCTCGTAGCACATGATGTAGTCCGATTTCTTCATGTCGATACGCTTACCTCGCTCAGGGCTGAGCGTAGCGATGTCAGCAATGATGGGCTTGATGTTGCTCGTGTTAGCGCGATTCCAGTCGCCAAGCGCCGCGATGACGGAGTCCAGTCCTTCAGCAAATGTTGCGACCATCACTCCACCTCCCGCTTGTATGCAGCAGCGTCCGGCACGAGGTTTCCGCCACTAAGTCGCAACTTGTAGGTCACGAGGGCGGGAGACTCAACCAGCATCCGCTTGTCCACCCTATCTAATGCTGCCTTAAGAGTGCTGGGGTCGGGCTCTCTTCCTTGCTGCTCAAATGCACCTGACTCGTTTCGAGTGATACCCTCCATAGCCAGTTCGCGTTGCTCGACCAAACGTCGAAAAGCCTCGGGCGTCTGAGTAACGACCTGTTTGAGTTCTTCCTGCCTCGTGGGGTCAAGCATTGCTTCGGTTAAGTGCTCCAAAAGGAACTCGTCAACCTCCGTCTTGACCATCAGCATCACTCAAAGAGCACCATTTCCTGATAGCGCGGCAAAATCCTGTCGATTTCACCTTGCAGGAGTTGCACCTTAGCGGTGATGTCAATGTTGCTTGTGCCTTCGGGTAGGAGGACAGTGCGGTCATCTGACATCAGGAGGTCGATGACGACCATCTTCGTAGCAGTCTCTTCGATGGCTTTCTCAAGATAGCGCTCTCCATAGATGTAGGACACCTTGACGGCATTCCATTCAAAGAATGGATAAGAGTTGTTGAAGTAGATGATGCCCATTTCGTAATCCATCCACCAATCCTTGAGACGAGCGTTGTCACCACTGGCACTACCGCCATGCAGGTCAACTTGCAGTAGGTCTTGGATGATATCGCCACTGGGGGCGCTTCCTACGACTGCTTCGCAGCCTGTGAATGTAGTAGAAGTCACCCCAGTGTATCGAATAACGTTGGTGTTGTCACTGAACACGCCTGCTTTTGCGAATCCTTCAGTGTCAGCAATCGTGACAACGCCAGTGGCGGCTGAACCAAAATCACCGCTTGTGCCCGTTATAGTGGCCGTGTTACGCTTAGTCTGTGAAATGGCAACGCTGCTGTCAGTGCACACAACGCTGCATGTCTCACCTGCTTTCACAGGTCGCATGCTGCTGACCTTCACAACGCCAGTCCCGTAGTCTGCATTGGCAGAAGCGAAAAACTCGTTGTGGATGGCAACGTTCGATGTGGAGCCTTCGAGGGTGAAGGCAGGTGAAAAGTCGACAGCAGCCTTGTTCACTCTATCTTCCTTGTTGATGAGGTCAGCAAGGTTCTGTGCTGTGGTCGTGGCATCAAAATCCGTGCGCCACTTGGTGGTGGTGGTCGTGGCATCAAAGTTCTTCTGTGCAGTCAAAACAGCAGCAGTGCCGTTGCCGGGAGAAAACACGATGGAGCCACTGATAGAACGCACGTCCGTCGGAATTTGAATGCGAGCCTCGGCGCCGCAAATCTCACGATAGTCGTCACCCTGCCATAGTTCAAGGCGCAGAATCTGCTGCACGTTGCGAAATAAGAGTGGTGTCGTCCCAACGTAATCGGTGTAGTAACGACGTCGATAGGGCTTGTAGGTGTCGAAGTTGATGTATTCGGCACTGACGAGGTAGGGCCGCCAAGCATTGTGAGTGATGTTGTCAATTTTGTCCTGCACTTCCCGAATACGGTTCTGCACGATGGCCTTGGTAACGCCACGCTGCCGACCAACCTTGGCGTTGGTGAACGAAGCGAGGTTCTGAACGTAGGTGTCGTCAGCCGCCTCGAAATCAGCGTGTGTGAAAGAGCCGGTGAAAGCCAACTTAACGCCACTGGCACCGCCGTTGGTGATGGCTGTAATCTCCTTTTCAACGCCGAGAGGATTGGCATCGCTGTAGATGAGGATAGTATCGCCAACCTCAGTGCCGCAACGGCGGTAGTCTTCACCAGTGATGAACACACCGTCGCTCACAGAGTCAGCAGACGCAGCCACTGGCTCTTGAGGTCCGATACCGAGGTAATCAGCGACCTTCTGCGGCGTCGTGTAGACTGTAGCGCTGGGGTCGAGCGGTCGAGTCTCACTCTCACCGGGGTTGAACACCATCGGCATTACTCTCGAGCCTCCTCACTTCGACTGGCGAGATTATACTCCATGGGCTTGCCGCAGGAGCCGCAGTTCTCACGCCATAGAAAATGCAACATACCACAGTGCTGACAGCGAGTGCCTGACCCGATGTTCAAGACGTCAGAAGCATCTCTATTGCGGTTACGTTGTTCTTTGACGACTCCCTTGAGAGGGTTCTCAGGGTCCACAAAGGCGGATTGGTCAATGGTGATGTCCGAGCGAACACCTTGCTTTTGAAAACGACTGATGTCATCGAAGTCAATTGCAGACAAGTCGAAGCCCATTCATCTCCCTCACACTCAACTGGTGGTCACGATGATGTAGACATTTCCCAACACAACGTGTGGGTCAGCCGACACACAAGTATTGCTACCGATAGCGGTGCTAATTTCTGTGGCAATAGCGGTTCTCGCTGTGCTATCTGCGAAGTCCTTTGGCGGGTAAGGGCCAAGGATGGTCACGGACTTTGCCATTCAATCACCGCCTTCAGGAGCGGCGACCGATAGCGAGGAAAGTGCCAGCAACAGTGGTTCCTGACGCAGCCCCAGCGATGGTCACAGTCGTGCCATCGACGGTCGCGACGTCCAAGAGATTCAGGGTGCCGGGAGTGCCACCGTCGTCAGCGGGCGTCGTGTCAACCACTTGGCCGACGGCTGAAGACGGGTTCAGGATGAATGCGTCAACGCTCGCGAGGATGTCGCCAAGAACGATGCTGGTGTCTCCAGCCTCATAAGAGCCGGTCACAATCATGCGGTCGCCAAAGTAGGTTGGTCGGGGGTCAATAGTCACTGCCATGTTCACTCACTCTCTGTGGATTCTTCTTCAGCAGCGATGTCTTGAGCAATCTCTGCTGTTTCTTCGACACCGTCGGGACTCATAACAGTAGCGACGATATCGAGGAGTTGAGTTTTGGTGGCATAGCCTGACGGCTTGAGGTTGTAGGAGGCAAGCCAAGTGGCAATGTCCTTCTTGTTCCAACCCTTGTCGGGGATGCCGTCGCTGCCTTGGTCCACAGTTCGCTCTTCTGCTTCGGTTAGGGTCCAGCCCTCGATGCGGAAGTTCTCAGGACCAAGTCGCGCACCGTAGTGGTCGAGCCAAGCCGAGGTGACGTCGACTGGTCTGTTTTGCTCCCAGTCGCGCATGGTAGGGTCCGTCGCACGACGAACGTGCGAGCGTCCAATGTAGGTCACAGTGGGCACGAATGCTCACCTCAGGACACAATGGCCATGAACAGCGTGCGGTTGTCGAGCGTTCCTTCTGCGAGCATGGTTGCGGTTGCGCTTCCAGCGCCACTGAAGTCAGTGGTGCAGGTGAGGGACTTTCCAGCGACACCAGAGCCGCCAACGACCATTCCGTGAATCGTGTCCGCATCTCCACCGACGGTGAAGACGTTGGAGTTCTGCACGAGAGTCATGACACCCATGATGAGTTTGAGCCCACGGCCTGCCGTGTTGGTCGTATCATCATTGGTGGCTTGGAAACCGGTGATGGAACCGGGGTATGCGCCGCTTGCGCCAGCCGCACCATCGAGCCATCGAGTTCCGTCCACGAGAGCCCCCGCGTAAAGGTCCAATTCAAAGTCAACGGCCATAATGCCGCCTGCTCCAGTCGTTCGTGTAAATGTAACTGCCATTCTTAATCATCTCCTATGTTCTTTTTTGTCTCCATCACTTGAGGTCACGAATGCTCCCTTGTGCGCGGAAGAAGGTGGTCCAGACTTCGCCCATGGTCCTGAAGAGACCTTCCTGACCGAGACGGTTGATGGCGAAGGGGTCGCCGGTCTCGATACCGGACTCGAAGTATTGAGTCGGGATAGCCGTGGAGAAGTAGAGGTAATCCGTGTCAAGGAAATACATGCGGCTGATGCCGTCCTTCACGACGTCCTTGGAGGGAATGATGGGCACACCGTTGTAGGTGGCGACGATGAACCCGGCTTCGATGCCGGGGACACCCTTGACACCGTTGTAGGTGGGGGTAACCCGCTTCTCTTCCATGAAGCGCTGCTGCGCCTGCAAGAGTTGCTGGAGTCGCATCAAGGTGTCGTAACCCGTCAGGATGACCTTGGGGTTGCCACCAAGTTCCCACATGCGCTGGAACACGTCGTCCAGTTGGTCGAGGGACATGACACGCTGGTTGCCCGCTGCACGGTCAGAACCGCAGTTGACCACAGCGTTGGACCATGAGTTGGCGTCACGGTCGATGCTGTAGATGTCGAGGTCTGATGCACCACAGTGGTCGGTTCCTGCAGAGGCACCGGTTTCCATGGAGGTGAGGCCACCGGAGGCGCCACCGTCGTTGCCGGTGATGCGGTCGAGAGACTCGAAGTTGTTGCCTGCGACCGTCTCAGAGTCCGTGAGGAGCATCTTGTTGACCATCTCAGCGTGGTGCTTGCCCATTTCCTCCTTGAGGACTGAGCGCATGTCACCGAGGCCGTCGTCCTTGTCGGACAAGAAGACCGAGACTTCGCTCACGTCAAAGGTGTGCGCGATGGTCTTGGGCTTTGCAGCAACGTGCTGGAAGGTTGGCTTGACAGTTTCAGGCAGCGTGCCGTTTTCTGCAATTCCACCGTGGATAACACCTGCGTTTGGCTTATCCGTGATGACTCGCCATCCGCTGCGCTCCCATGGGCGCTTTGGAAGAATCGAGAAGGCGTTGAACTCTTGGTTGAGTTGACTCCACACCTTGCGTCCGTAGATGGCTTGGTAGGTCCCAGCCGTCGTGGACAGCATTGGGCTGTCAGCCTTCAAAAGTTCTGAGCCAGTGTATGAGTAGCCCATTGCATTGCCTGCGCCATAGTAGTAGCGCTCCATGTCAGTAACTGTGCGAACGTAGTTTCGTGCCATTTTTTCATCTCCTTAATTTTCAATTTGCGTCTGCTCGAGGCTCACTCGTCGCGGAACAGACCTCCGGCGAGTTGGTGAACCTCTTCCCACGACATGTTGGCGAGGTCAGCCGTAGAAGGCACCTCAACTGCGGGGGAAGCAGACTTTGCGATGGTCGTGGATTCCACGGAACCGATGTTGTCGATGCGCTCATTGAGGTCACCGAGGGCCTTCATGACCTTGTCAAGAGGGCCGCGAGCGTCAAACGCTTGAGCCTGAGCCTTGGTAATCTCTTCAGTGCGCTCGTTGGTGTAGCGCGACTCGAAGTTGTTCTCCATGGCCTTGCGCAGTTCTTCTTCCTGCTTGGCGGCCTTGAAGACTTCGTAAGCGTGCTCCACAGAGACAGAGTCGACGCTGGTGACGAAGTCAGACTTGCTGACTTTGCCACCGCTGGAAAGACCAGCGCGGGAAAGAGCGTTGGTGGATGGGGAGCCGCCTTCTTGGGCGCGTCCCTTGACCTGAGCAGCGAAGCGAGTATCGTAGTCAGAGAGTTCCTCAGGCGTGGAGCCGAGGTTCGCCTTAGCGATACCATCGAAGTGGGCGCGAGCACCGTCAGTGTCCACACCAGCGGACTTGAGGGTGTGCTCCATCCAGTCGAGGTATTCGGCGGTGATGACATCGGAGAACTCGGACTTCTTCTTCTCGTCCTTCTTCTCCTCTTCGTCATCGGCCTTGTAGGCCTTCTCGGGCATGTCCTTCTTTTTCTCGGGCATGTCCTCTTCCTCTTTCTTATTCTTCTTCTCGAATTGAGGGGGCATTCCCTTTTCCATCGAGTCGAGGCGACCTTCAAGGCGCTCGAGCACTGTGTTCATTTGTTCCATAACGTCGTCAGTCATTTTTTTCATCTCCTGTTTGTCTTCTTTCAGAATTTTGAATGTTGCTTCGGGGTTGATTCCTTTTTCGCAGATTGTGATTTCGTGAAGTTCGAGTTTGCTGATTTCTTGGTAGTTGCCGTGGCTGCTATCGTGTTTTCGAACTCGCTTGAATGCTTGTCCTCCGATGCTGAATCCCGCTAAGTTACCCTTCCTGACTTCGGCTGCCACTTCTCGTGCCTTTTCGATGTCATTTCTGAGTTGAACTACGACGAACATTCCGGCGTCATCAACTTCGCTCTTCCAAAACCTCCCTTCACTGTCTGTGTATTGCGGAACGACTTCCCCTACCTGAATGTTCGAGTGCGCGAGTTGCACATTTCGATATTTTGGGTCGGCCATGAACTTCTTGAAAGCGTCTTTCAAGGCCGAACGAGTAATCAAATCCCCCTGTTTGTCCACCAACTCGACACTGGCATAGCCTGCGACCACGAGGTCGTTGCTCCCTTTGAGGAGGGAGAGGCTGTCCGGCTGTCGGCTTCGGAGTAACACACTGTTCACCACTTGCTGTGCTCACCTACATAAATAAAGCGGCATCAATCATTTTCCGATTCTGCCTCATAAGAAGTAGACTGCGCTCCAGTTTTTTCCTTGAGCCTCTTGTTACGCGCTGCCGGGTATTCTTCCTCGGGGTCCTCTGTAGGTCGGTCAATCATATCCCAATCAGGAAGCGACTCTTCAGACATCAGGCTTGTAGGACCACGCGGTGATTCGATACCCGAAGCAACGTCGATTCCCATACCACGTGCACCGGGACCGCCGGTCATCTTTTCCTTCTCAACTCGGTCTACGAGGTCAGCGATACGAAGCAACGTCTTCGTCATGACCTCCAAGCGCTTCGGTTTGATGATGGCTGCATCATCATCCGCATCAATGACGCCTGCAGATTCCTTCTCGGACTCTTCACGGTGCTTCGGGTCACTCATGCTGCGAGCCTCACTTTCGATAGCGACCTTGACGCCCTTCAACATCAACGATGCAGCAGGTGACCACAGCGGACGCAGGCTCTCAGCCAGTAGCAACGAATACTCACTACCCTGCAGTTCACCAAGCGTTGACTTCGGTGAATGCGCCCATGTCCCATGTCGGTTAGTTTCCATCTTGTAGATGACCGTGTCCACTTCAGGGAACGAAAGAATGAGGCGGTCACTCTCAACATCAACTGAGAACTGAACAGGGATAACAGGGTGTGATTTGGTCAATAGAGACAGAGTTTCCAACGATGCTGGAGAATCGTCACTCTCACCGGCCACCTTGGAAGCAGTAACATCGTAGATGGTCTTGTCGCCCCGCTTTCTTGAGCGGACACCTGACACAGACACATTGACCACATCGCCCTCATTGAACGGTTTCGGGCTGGTGACAGTGCCGACGTCAAGGAACGACTCCCCCTCGTGTTCGACTCCTCGATTACCGAACCCTTCAGCATCCAGTGGACCGGCACCCAGTCGATAGGTGTAGGGTCCTTTACCCCGCACATCAAGAACAATGAGGCTGACCTTTTTGTCGGGACGGAGCAAGAACCACTTAGGATGACGTCGTTCCCCACGCATGTAGGTAGACGTAGCATCGCGTAGAAGGATGCGATTTCCTGATTCTTTGAGACTCTCAATCACGTCAGGCAAACCCTCACTGTCGGTAAGGCGGAGGTTGTGCGGGCCGGGGACAATGACGTGCTCATGACTGTCGAACTGACCTCGCAGCACCTTCAACCGCTCACGGACGCTCATGTCAGCGACATTCGTGTCATCGTATTCGATGATGTCCACAAGGTGAATTTCATCATCGTGACGAACAGCATCGACAAGGAAGTTTTTCTCAGTG